TATTGGTTCTAAATAATATTTAGTACTTATTTAGTACTGAATTGGTACTGAATTGGTAAGACTAACACAGCCAGTACCAATAAAAAACTGTATAGATTGTTCACGACATTATTGTCGTTATCAAAATTATTAAATCAAAAAACCCGTCAGTATCTTCTACTCGACGGGTTTCCCTTTACTTAACCAAAACTAATTATGAAAATCAAATATAATAATTATTTTAATACAAAACTATTTTATTTGCAAATATCCTAAAAATAATCCTGTACCGATTGCAACGTATTTCCAAACGTTCTTTTTTAACTTCTCTTTTTGCAATGATTTTTCAACTTCTTTAATAGCTAAATCCTTTTCAGTACTTGCATTTTCGTAAGCGGAACTAATATTGTTAATGCTAATTTTTAAAGTATCGATAGTATTATTTGCGATTATAAACTTTTCATTCACCACATTTAATTGACTTTTTAATATCGGAGTGTCGTATTTAAGACCATCGTATTTAATTAAATCCGAAATTACTAAACGTGAAACGGTATCTTTAATCGATATTGTGGTGCTATCAATTGATTTAACACCATCTGTTAAATTATATCGGTCTTTATAGTAAACTACTATACTTGAACTTTTATATTGCTTTAAATCGCTTAATTTAGCTTTTACTTTATTTTGCGAGTTAGCAAGTAATCTTTCGTAGTTTTCAATTTGCAAACTTTTTTTTGCTATTTCTTTTTTGTAGCTATCTATGATATCGGTTGTTTTTTTAGTTTCATCCCTTGCGACCTTAATTTGTTCTTTTGCGTTTGACTTGTGTTGGTCTGCAAAAGATGGTTCTTGATTGCATTGGAACGCTAGTAAAAGTAATAACAATGTAATTACTAAAATTTGCCAATTCTCTTTAACCCAGTATAAGTTTATTTGTTTCATCTTGAATAAATTATAATTGTTACTAATATTATTATTGCGATACCTATGTAGGTGTTTCGTAAATAGGTTGTGTTTTTATTTTTCATTACCCTCGTTTGTTTTATGAGGGTAAAATTTACCCTCGATTATTTTTCTGTACACTTTATTAACTCTTTCGGAATTAATCCCACGTGAATAGTAGAACTTTAATACACGTGTAATTCGTTGTAGTGGTGATTGTTTCATAATTAAAATATATAATCGTGGTTAGACATTTGACCGCAAAGATAATAATTTCTAAAACTAAAACCGCTCATACTATTTTGAAAGTTAGTTTTAACCCAGTTTGATGGTGGAGCAAAGCTAGGAAAATTATGATATTGGAATTTCTTACTACTGCTTTTGTCAATTAAACTTTGATGACTATCACCTTTATCAAATTCAATTATAACACCTTTTTTAGCTAAAAAGTTTTCATCAATATAGTTTGATATACTTTTAATTTGTTTATCGTCTAATTGTGGCTTAAATCCGTATTTCATATTTCCACCATCTTTACCATGACATTCTATAAAACAAAATTTATCCATAACGATATAATGGTCTATGAATTTCCTTTGAATATTAACATTTACATTTATAGGATATTTCAATTCTATATATGTTTTGAAAGCCGAGTTAACAATATATGAAAACGCTCCAGAATGGTTATCATCTGTTATATTATTGCAAATTATTTTATCATAAGAACCAATCAAACTTTCAATCATTCTTATTTTAAATCTTAAAGCAACATCAAACGCTTTTTGATTATCCATATTTTGTGGCAAATGATGCTCACGTCTTATTGTCATACCATCCCATCCATCCATTAAATCGCCAAAATCCGAAATGTAAAGAGTATCGAATTTTTTATGTTTTAATATATGATTAATTGCTATTTCTAAACGATTATTCAATTCGATTTCATCCCACTTACCATCGTAAAGCGCATAACCATCTTTATTCACATCCATTCCAATATGCACATCGGAATATATAAATCGGTCAAAACCATTATTGTCGAATGGTTCGTAAATATAGGTTATTGGATTTATTTTATCTTTGAATATTGAAAGGAAATCAATATCGTCAATAGCTTTTTGTTCAGGAGTTTTAAATAAAGGATTTGTAATTCTTACGCTTTCGGTTTTAGTTTTAAGCCAAAGCATTGGGACTGATTCAGGTGATACACCTACATTTTCACAAGCATCTATAATCCCAATAGCGCCTTTTAATTGCTTTGCTCTTTGTAAGTCATCGGGATTTAAACGATAACGATTTGAGCTATTAGACTTAATCCCTAGTTGTTCAGCAATTTCAGGACTTAATCTAATGTTTTGATTACCTTTTTTTTTCATAATTATTTTATTTAAGTTTATCAAAACTAATAAAAATAAACTAAAATCTTACAAAACTGTGTTATTTAGAATGATTCTAATTAAAAGACTTGTTCAAATCCGTTATTTATAAGCCATTCATTTGCAATATTGTAAGCCGAAACAAGTAAAAGAAATTCTCTTTGATTTCTTGGTGGTATTATAGATACTTCTTTATCCTTTCTGTGATGGATATAGACTTGTATAATAGAAATCATTTGAAGTGTGTTTAAAGTAGCCATAGTTTTAAGTTTTAAGTTATTCAAAAGTAATGAATAAATTAATACTATTATTTAGAATGATTATAAATTATAATAATCTATTGTGTATTTAAAAATAATTAGTAATTTAGCGTTATCAATTTAAATATTGTGTTTTTATAAAATTTTCATTAAAGCGACCCTGGTAGGTCGCTTTTTTGTTTGGGAATGTCCGCAATAACAAGCAAAATCGGTCTTTTTGATGGAAATAAACTACCTTATAAAGATATTAGTATAGTACTTATTCCCGCTTTCGTTTATCGTTATAGAAGCTCCAAAATGCGTGTAATCGCCATCTAAAACCTCTTTGTGATTTTGACTGTTTAACCAAACGTGTACTACTGCTTGTGGTGTTGAATAGTTGTAAGCTATGTTTTCGGCTACTGAAACCGCTCCTAAAACTTGTATTAAATTGTTTGCACGGTCCTCAAAATTATAATGACCGATTACGTTATTATCAATCATATAAATATTGTGTTCTTGGGACTTGTACGAAATATGGTTTATTAGTTGTAGTTGTGGTTTGTTTTGAGAAACTCTATATTGATTGATTAAGTTTAGAAGTTCTAACTCCTCACTCGATGAATTGTAACTATGTATTTGACCGCTTACAACCTCATCGTTATCGTAACACGATGTAGATAGAAGTATTAAAGCGATTAATAGCGTTTTCATACTTTCACAAATAGAACGTTTTTATTAGCTCTTGTACGGTGCATTACAGTACCTCCATTACTATCGTTTCCTACTGCAGTATTACCTTCAATCGTTTCAAATGTTTTATTTGGAGTTATCCATTTTACGAATAATCCCGTATGGTCAAAACGACCATCACCATTCCAATCAAAGAAAACAATATCGCCAGCTTCGGGGAACGCTGTTATTTTTTTATTGGTTTTGAAATATGCTACTGCAGTTTGACATCCCGCAAATCCTTTAGTAAAACCGATTTTAGGTAGTGGAGTTCCCGCTTGTGCATAACACCAACTAACAAACATACCACACCACGCCACACCATCGAACCCGAACCATTTACCGTACTTTGATTTATTCGAGTTTAAAGGCGTTTCACCTTGACCAACTTCTTTACTTGCAACTTCGATAATTTTACTCATTTCTTTTTTCTTTTAATTAATTCCCAACGACATAATAGCAATGCAAATACAAAGTATATTATCAATAGCCATATTACGTCTGTATTTGTCATCTTTTAAAGATAGTACTTAAAATTAGAATAATAGTACTGCTTAAAAAAACAGTAGCAGCACGCCCCCAAAATTTAGAGTTTTCGATATCTTTTTTCATATTGATTAAATCTTGAATAGATGAATCGACTTTTTCCTCAATCGATTCTACAAGTTTAACAAACCCTTTATGTCCGTTAAGTTCCGAACCCCCTAACAAATTCCGTATTTCTTTTACGCTTTCTTTAATGTCGGCTACATCAGATTTGTAAACCTTAAAATGATTTTCCATTCTTTCAATCTTATTCTTTATTTCAATGATATCTTTTTGCTCTTGTGTTTGTGCCATTGTAATTTTAATTTGGGTTGATATTATAATTCTGATTGTGGCGTACTATGTTTTAATTCTTCTTTTTTAGCGTATGCGTTTGTAACTACAACCATAACGATAAATGCTAACAAACTTTGAAATACTTGTATAGCGTATGGATTTACACCACTATCGGCTACTATTTTCAATCCTATTGATAACGTATAAGGAAACGCACCCGCAACCATAACACGTTTTAAAGACCATTTACCGTTTATCTTTAGCGTATCTTCAACAAACTTCTCTATGAATTTATAAATACTCATTTCCTCACTAAATTACGCTCAACTTTCAATATAAAAGGCGTTGCTATTATTATTAAATTCCAAAAGATATACGTTTCAAAGTTAAAAGGATTGAAACAATACACCCACTTTAAAACGACTGTAAATAAACCCGCTATAAAACAATCTCGTTGCAGTATTGTTAGCTTCTTAAAGTAAGTGAAAAACACTACTGATGCAATTACATAAGGTATCGTATCGGTTGCATCTAAATAAGGATATACTTTAGCGTACCAATCGGTGTATATTACCGAAAGGCAAAGCAAATTGTACATTAGTAAATATATCCCTAAATTCTTCATTTCTTTTTTGGTGCGGGAACTGGAGCACCTATCTCTAAATCGTAAACTACAATATTTTCGTTACCACCTAACTGCTCCCATCTTTCGTAAAAATACGCTATTAATTCTTCTTGTTCTTGTGTCATTTTGTTATATTTTTGCATTTGCTAAAGCTAATTCTAACAATATTGCGTTTTGTAAACAGTCTTGTTTATTAAAGTAGCTTTCAGTTGATGCTCCTATAATCCTACCATTTGCAGCTTTGATTTGCCACCGCCATTGTTTTGTTAACCAATGTTGTTTTAAAATAAATTTTGATGCTTTCATATTAAGTTAAATTTATTAAGCGGAGCTTTTAACACCCCGCTTTATTTATTAAATTTCTACTTCAAATACTTCAAAGAACTCCGCACCGTTAAAATCGCTAAATGGAATTGTAAGCACCCCGCCTATAACGTTTTCAGCATCGTTATTTTCAGATGAAAAATGTAAAGCGTCAACTTCTCTATTAGTTGTTGTTACGTTAATAGGATTGCCCTCTAAATCGTGGGTTACACCCGATACAAAAAAACCGGTTTTTCTTACTTTAATTACTTTTACTTTCATTTTTATTTATTTAAAATTAATTCTCTTTTACTGTTATTAAAATTGGTAAATTAGTAGTGATATCGTCTAGGAAATCATTTAAAGATGTTCCTATTTTACCACCAGCTACAAAATCGGGATGCCCTCTTTGTAAAAAAGCGTAGCCGTAATAATCCTTACCATAAACTCCACTAATCGTATGAATTGCGTCATTGTAGTTTGGCATATCGTACTCACCAACATCTAACCTAACTAAATCGGTTGATGTGTTAAAATCAACTGTTGTTGTATTTTTAACAATAGTTAAAGCATCAAAACCCGATGATTGCTGTTTAGTTGCTGTATAAACACATTCTTTATCTACTGTGGCATAGGTGTAATTCCCAATACCATCGTGATAAAAAGTAATGCTTTGCCCTTTTTGCCCTAAATAAGCAACTCCATTAGTAACACCGTTTAACGTTTTACCACTAGCCACCGCAACAATAATTCTGTACGGTGTTGAAATGTTTTTATATATAGTTTGTTTAGCATCAATTACAGTAATAAACGAGCCGTTTATAGTAGGTAGCGTAACCGTTCTATGAGCCGTTAAATCTACCGTTGTTTGTAGTCTAGTTGTTGTAACTGATGGCGTTATATTTGCATTAAGCATATTTTGAACGGTTGATAACATAGCTTTAACCGAACCCCGATTTATTAGTGATAAATCGGTGTAATTTGCGCTTTGGTCAGTTGCTTCTACTATATGTTTATTAGTAGTCCATTTAGCATCATAAGTAGGAATAAAACTAACAGTATTAAAAGTATCGTATATACCACCATCGGACTGAAAATATTGACCAGCTCTAATTACTTGGTTTGATGAAAGACTAAATCCATCTACTTGCGCACGCCCCGAAACCAACTCAAAGAAATCTAAATCAACACGCCAAATATTAGTATCTATTTTAACTATTGTAATTTTACGACCACCTTTTGTAACTAAACCCGATGGCGATTCAAAGGTAACACCACCCGCACCAACTAAAGTAAATCCATCTGAACCTACAACCGATTTTATAAACTCAATCCTTTTACCTATTGGATAAGCTACGGTTGCATTTGCGGGAATGGTTACTGTTACGTTTGATGTAGATGTACTTCTTACTACTTGGTCAGCTAATACGGTTGTGTATGTAGTTGCTCCTGCTAATTCTGTAACAACTACTGCACTTGGTATAGCATCGTTTATATCTTCCAAAGCATCATCTAAAGAAGTTTCAGTAGATGTAACGGGATTATTTACGGTAATGTTTGCTCCGCCATCTTCATAAATATCCTTTAAGAAGTTGCTTTTTGAAATCTTATAACTACTCCCTTGTGCGCTATCTGTTATATCGCTAGGGTCAACAATATGAATAAGCGCGCTTAAATTAGCTTCCGACGCCTCATTCCTATCTGTAAGTTTTTTATTTATTAATGCCATTATTCAAATATATAGTTATAATCGTCTTGAAATACAAAGTTATCCTCGTCTTGAAATATTTTATTAAATCCATCTACAATAATAATATCTGTTCCCATTAAATCCTCGCAAAAAGGAGCGAAATCCTCCTCCGAACCTGTGAACGTTATTTTATATTGTTGTCCTGTTCCTGTTTCTAATTTCTCCGCTATTAATCCGTTTCTAAATCCTAGTAAAAAGAAATTACTATTTCTATCCTCAACTACAATAAAATAATCTTTTCTTAATAGCTTTTGAAATTGCAAATTATCGAAAGCACTTATTTTATTAAATGTAAGTTCGATATTTTGATTGTAAAATTTACCACCATCATCCTCGTTACCATCTTGAATAAAAACATCACCTGCTATTAACTCAAATTTAAACACAAACGTTTCAGGAAATTGCGTTAATGTAACACCATCGTAAACAATCTCACTTCGCAAAGCCGTTCTATAAGGTGCTAAATAAGCGTTTTTAATACCACCAATAGTATTTTTACAACCCTTAACTCTATTTTGTGTTATCTGAAGAACCATCCGCTAGTTACTTTTACATTAGTAGTATCGCATCGGTTGTATTCAGGTAGGTTATTCTCGCAAAGCCACTCTCTGCATCTTTCAATATACACCTGTGCTTTAGTTCTATGCGTTTGTGATAGATATTGAACCTCGCTTTTTTCTACTACAACACTATCAGTAGGTTGATGCTTAAATATGCCACCATTATCAACCATATAAGACGCTATTTCAGAATACTCCGCAAACACCTGATGTCTTAAAATTGGTTTAAGGTAACTAGAGTACAAAGTTAAATATAAACCGCTTAAATCGTCGTTATTAAAGTCTGTTTTAATTTTATTGTATAATTCTGTACCTAATAACGGCTCGATTACCATTATTTGAACGTCATAAATACAAGGTTTATATTTATCGATATCTACATTACCACCTAAAGGCGTAAATTCAGTTATCTCGGATGGTCTTATTAATAGAATTTCCATTATTTTTTATTTAAAAATCCATTATTTGGCATACTATTCGGCTCTTTATACGCTAAAGGATTAACTGTTGGTAATATTTCGCCCTCTTTTCGTGCTTGTGCTGGTGTAATTATCTCCGCATTTGGGTTATTTACATCCGCTTTTAACCTGTATGTTTCTCTTTGCCATACGTGTCGGCACGCTCCGCCACCTTTGTATAGTAAAATATCATAAGTATTTGCACCCTCTGGCCCCCAACCCGCATTAACAACCCTAGAACTCATTAAATTAATATCTTCTAATCGATATAATTTGTTTGCCGATATCATTTTAACGCAAAATTCACGACTATTTGAGCGTAATTCACCTATATAACGGTATCTAATTTTGAATTTTTCACCATCCTGCTCACTTGATGCGTTAGGAATTGCTGTACCTGTGCTTGCAAAATGCACATCAGTATCGTTGTTTACTATTTTTATCTCTGCAAGCTCCCATTCCTCTGACATTTCACCCTCACCTAAAGCGATTAACTCATCTGCAACCGTAGTATCTAAATTATCTTTAGATAAACAAACGTGCGCACTCATTTGAGTAGGTGTTTGAACCTCTGTAAGCGGTCTAAAGTACAAATCGAGTGTTATATCGTTAAATGCTACAATTTCGTTTATAGCTTCTAATATGTACTGTTGTTTAGGTTGTATTACACGCTTCATTAATTGCGCTTCTGCCGTGTCTAATTCATCTGCATTATTTCCAAACCCTGTACTATCTTTAATTCCGAATAACATAGGAGAAACAACCTTATGCGCAGTCATTATTTGTTGTCTGCTTTCGGCTGTTAAAAAATCCCATTGCTTATGTTGTTGCTCATTAACAGGAAACGGAATGACTGTAATTTCAGCATCTTTGCTCCCAAAATTAAGAATGAATTTAGTAGCGTTTGGACTTCCTGTTAATTTAGCTTTGATTTTCTTTTCAAACTCGTCTTTTTCCTCTGGAGTTAATGTTTGACCATCAGGCACGTTAATTATATAACCTGCACTTAATCCGTTTTTAATAGAATTAATACAAAAGTTAGCGATTTCCTCTTCCATCTCACAATAAGGTAATCCCGCTAAATAGTCAGGAATACCAAAGTAATCACAACCTACATTGTAAGGTTTAATAACATATACTTCAATCTCCTCGCTAGAAGTACCGAATACAGGAAACTCCTCGTAACCTATCTTTCGGTATTTGCTCCAATCTTTGCAATAAAAATAACTTTCGATTTCGCCCTCTTCATTCTCGATTGCAGGAATAACTAAATTCTTTGGTAAGTGATAAATCCCCGATACTTTCTTACGGTCTTTAGTTTTTACGATTTGAAAGCACGCCTCTCCGAAGTCTTGAAAGTCTGCGATTACTTTTTTTAGTTCTTTTGGTTTTAATAAAGAAATAAACTGCAACCATTGCTCTATTTTGTCGCTAGCATCTTTAGCCGATAATCCTTTTCCGTACATTAAATCAGCATAGGAGCGATTAATAGTAGAGTTGGTAACGCTTCCGTTTTTTCTATCGATTATGTATTGGTAAAACTCATTGTTTTCACCATTCATAACCCAATTCTTAGATTTGTTTTCTACTAATTTAGGTCTAACGTAATTCGATAGTTGTATTAATTTTATATCGCTCATATTGTAAATACGTCTTTTGTTATTTCGTACTGTTGTAAATCGGTTTGGTCTGTTACGAATGCCTTACCTCTGTAAACAACTTCGTCATCAGAAGTTATTTTAATTTGAAAGTTAGTATTGTTTATTAACTCCTGCTCAAATTCTATGTAAACATAGCCATCCGTAGTAGTTGGAGTTAATTCGTGAGTTGTAGTAACGCTTGTTTCCTCGTTATATAAAGAAAGCACTACATCGCCATCAAAATAAAATCTAGGAATGAAAACTATTTCGTGTTCTGTTACTAAAGGACTTAATACTTTCATATTCTTATAACGAAAAAAACCGTTAATTGTATCAAAAAACGGTTTTTAAAAAATGAAGACAAATGTTATTATTCCGCTACTAAAGCCAAGAAAGCCGAAGTAGTTGCGCTATCTAAAAATGGTGATAATGCACTCTCTGTTGCAATACCTGTAATGTTATATCCATTAAAGTCTGCTTTCGCTCCTCCTGTTGTTGGAGAAACTGTAAAGTCAATACCATCGGTAATACCTACTACCATATAATTACCCATTCTATCTTTAACCACCGCTTTTGGATAACCGTGTACTAATAATTTAAACTCTAAATTATCCTCTTTAGTTATTTTATGTAAAGCGAGTGTTAGCGTCTGCGTGTTTGGTGAAGTTCCTGTATTTCTATCCCCAACCATCGATTCAATATAAGTGTTTCCATCACCTACTAAATCATATTGGAATACTTCCGTTAAAAGCGGATTGATAGCAGTACAAACTCCATTAACAACTGTAAAAGGATCTTCTACATCATTGAATAAATACAATTTATTCATTCCTGCGATTGCGTCCTTACAACCTTTAACTCTGTTCTGTGTTATAGCACAAGGCATATGTTTATATTTTTGATAAAGGGAGTAACTAAACCCCCTTTGTTACTTATTTATCTAACTATGCGATTGGTCTAGCCCAAACAATTTCAGCACCGTTGTAGTACTGTACACCTGCATTGTAAACCATAGTACCTCTAATCAAACCTGTTAACAATCCGATTTCATCCTCGTCTTTCATAACTACCTCGTTATGGTCTGCTAACAATCCTGTTCCAAAGATTAAGTTTTTAGGTTCTGCAATAACGATTGTATTGTCAGGTAATCCGTTGATTTCTACTAAATCGTATTTACCAAATTTAGGAGTTGTATTTGCATCACCACCTAAACCGTTAGTGATCCCTTTAGAAATTAAGTAGAAAGAGTAATCTTGATATACATCAGGAGAAACACCCACTTTCAAAGATTTACGTCTAATTTCAACAGGTACTGCGTTTAAAGCTAATTTCAACATTGCTTCAACATTCGATTCTGTTACAGTATCTAAATCAACGTCGATAACTTCTGAATCCGCTAACCATAGTTTTAAGTAACCATCGAACTCGTTGTCGTTAGTTCCATCACCATTCCAAATATTATCGTCTAACTCCTCTGCTGTTTGTGCTAATTTCTCAACCAAAACGGCATCCATAATATCTTTTGGTGCGTTGTCATTGTGTGCTGATGCTCCCATTGATTCAGATGACCATTGCGCTCTGAAATCCTCTTTACATACAGAGAAATCATCTTTGAATTTTTTAGGTTCTAAAACTTTTTCAGAAAGTGTAATTGCGCCCGCAGGTAAGAAACCACAAGTGTACTCTCTTTTACCTCCTGTTAACTCAATCTTTCTTAAATTAAGTTTATAATTTACGTTTTCAAAAGTAGTTAAAAACCCTTTTGCGATAGTGTCCGCTTCTTTGAAAGCTTGACCAATTATTGCGCCTGCTTCCTTGCCTGCGTAGTTTGATGTAACTGTTGTTGTAGTTGCCATTTATTTTTTTGTTATTTATATTATTAAACTGCTGTGAATGTAATTGCGCCTGCTGCTGCTCCGATTCCGTAAGCATAGAAATTCGTACCATCTGAATAAACTTCAACATAATCCCCAACGGTTTCTGCTGTTGCTACTCCAGTAGTTTCTATCTCTGCCCTATGTGCTGCAATCTGTTCTGTTATTGCCGCCGCTTGCTCTTGGCTTGCCCCAATTGATTCAATAATACTTTCCGTTTGTGCTACCAAACTTTCCTGTGCTGCCTTCTGTATTGCTTGTGATTCTATTTGAGCCTCATTGGCTAGTTTAAGGTTGTCTTTAAACTGTTTGATGCCTTCGCTTGCCTTTGTTATTTCATCAAAGAATTGCGGCAACTGATTCGACCATGCAAGGAATAACTGATTAATGGATTGAACAGACGGAACCTCACGGGCTAAACCTTGCAGGCTTGCCGCTAATCCATCATAACCGGATTTGTAATTACCAACGTTTTTAGAAAAGTCTCCAATACCCTGACCGATTAACGACACTTTTTGTCGGGCGGTTACTGCAAGTTTTTGAGCTTTTATTGTTTCTGCATTATCTAGCCCTTTTGCTGCCGCTAGGTCTCTATATGCTTCGTCTAATAATTTAGCTTCTCTTGTTAATTGTTTATACGCTGATATTTGACCGAGTTGTATTTTAGCTTCATCTTTTAAAGCTGCATTCTTTGAATTGATTTGTACTTTAAGCTGTGCTATTAGTTTGGCTTGGTCAAGCTCCAAAACGCTTTGACGCTGTACAAGCCGATTCAATTCTTCCTGCGATTTTTTAATTGCATCAAAGTCTTCTTTCACCTTTGGCGGCTTAGAACCACCCCCACCTTGACTGCCACCAGCACCAAAGTAATTTACTTTGTAGTCGTTTACTTCCTTCATCATTTTAAGAATGGATTGCAGCACTTCTTCTACTGCCTTGCCATTCTTTTGTACTTCAGGTAAATTAAACGCTAAATCAATCTGCTGCTCGTTCATTTACAGGCTTTTTCTTTGGTGTGAATAAATCTTTGTACAATCCTGCCCATCTTTCCCCGTTAATTTCGTCCGGTATAAAGCATCGCTGCTCTTTACTCATAATGTCGGTTATCTTGGCATAATAAGCCTCGTCTGCCTTTTCGCCCTTCCCAAATGAATTAACAAGGGTTTCTTTGTTTTGCTTAGCTTCTTCATAAGACATTATAGATGCCTGCGATTCTTCTACAACGTTCTTTAAATCTTCTTTGTACGTTTCTTCCGTAAATGGATATGTAAACCCCAATTCATGCAGTAATTCAACTACACGAACATCGTATTTAATCAATAACAGATTAACCAACATCTGCACAATTTCAACCTGCATATAATGGTAAATCATTTCGTTTTGGATATTCTCCAAAGCCTGATCTCTTGGCGTATAGGTAGCCTTTTCCCATGCCTCTTTGAAATACTCTACGTTATCATCTCCGCCTATGCCATCAGTAATACCATGCACCAAAAAAGGCACAATATCCCTGAACATTTGCATCTGTATTAGCCTTAATTGCATCCTTTGTAAGTTCTGCCGGATTCTTTGATTAATTTGTCTTTCTTTGCCTTAATATCCTTGTCTGTGCCGCAAAGCATATCCTTTTGAAAGGTATTATTCCCTGTTTGCGAAAATATGTAGCACTCCTGGCACTTCGTTTCTTTCTTGCATGAACACATTGAAATAGCGGTAAACATTCCGCATATCATTACTAAGGCAATCGTTATTTTTTTCATAAACATTTTTCTGTACGGTAAATTAATTTTCCTGTCGATAACTTTTCATCGGTTAACAGGCAATAAATATACTCCATTTTTTCATTATCGAAGGCAATACATACACGCTCCAAATTGTTTTCTTGCATGTATTCCTTTGCGCC